CACAGATCGTCGTGGCGTTCGTGCCCGGGTCCGGCGGGCACGGGGTGTTCGACTTCGACGTGAAAGACGGCAAGCCCGGCGCTGCGACCTACGAGCTCCTCGCCCGGGAGCACACGTGGCGCCCCACCGCGGCCTGGCGTTCGCCCTCGGGCGGAGCGAACGTGCTGTTCGCCAAGCCGCCCGACGCCCTCTACTCGAACCGCTCGCCCTGGCCCGGCGTTGACGTGCGCTCGGACAACGGATGGGTGGTCGCGCCGGGCAACGAGCACGTGGGGGCGGGTTGGCACTGGATCGAGGGCGACTTCAAGGCGGCGACGCCGCTGCCGGGGTCCATGACGGCCCTGCTCACGCCGTCGAACCTCAGCGATGCTCCCCGGGCTACGCCGGGCGAGACGGTTCGCTTCATCGAGGCCAGCCCCGGCACGTCCAGCTTCGCCGCCATGCAGGCGTTCGGGGAGAAGCTGCACGAGCTGTCCGCTGCCAAAACCGGGTCACGTCACGACGCCATGCACTACGCACTCTCGTGGGCGTTTGGCATGGAGGCGCTCGACCTGCGGCACGCGATGGCACAGGTCAAGGACATTTGGGAGCAGCTCACCGCCGGGGAGGGGAGGGGCGACGAGGTCGACGACGCGGCCACCTGGATCGCCGGGAAAGAGATCGCCAAGCGGGCCACCACCACGAACGGGGCCGCACCCCCCAGCTCGAGCAGCTCGACGCCGGGGCGGCAGGTCCACACGCCATCGACCGAGAACGTCATAGTTCGCCGGGTGCGCTGGCTCTGGAACGACCGCATCCCGCTCGGTGCCCTGACCCTGCTCGGCGGCAGGGAGGGGATCGGCAAGTCGATCCTCGCCTACACGCTGGCGGCGAAGATCAGCACGGGCCAGCTCGGAGGCGAGCTGCACGGCAAGCCGAGGCGCGTCGTGATAGCTGCCAACGAGGATTCGTGGGAGCACACCATCGCCCCGAGGCTGATCGTGGCGGGGGCCGACCTCACGCACATCCATCGGCTGACGGTGACAGCGGCGGACGGGCAGGCGGCGTCGTTGACGCTGCCCTACGACATCGGCGGGCTGCATCAGGCCGCCGTGAACATCGACGCCGCCCTCGTCCTGCTCGACCCCATCATCAGTCGCCTCGACGCCGCCCTTGACACGCACCGGGACGCCGAGGTACGGCAGGGGCTCGAACCGCTGAGCGAGGCCGCCGACCGGGGCCATTACTCGATACTCGGGTTGATCCATGTCAACAAGGGCACGTCGAACGACCCGCTCACGATGCTCATGGCGTCACGGGCCTTTGCGGCGGTGGCCCGCTCCGTGCTGTTCACGATGCTCGACCCCGAACAGCCGGGCATGCGTCTGCTCGGCGAGCCCAAGAACAACCTGGGGCGCACCGACCTGCCGACGCTGCTGTTCGACATCGTCGAAGCTGTGGCGGGCAAGGACCCCGACGACGGGCTGCCCATCACCACCGGCAAGATGCGTTGGCTCGGTGACTCCAAGCGCTCGATCCTCGACGCCCTCCACGACGCCGGGCGCAGCACGGAGGCCCGCTCCCAGCAAAAGGAAGCCGAGGACTGGCTGAGCGACTTCCTCAACGCCAACCCGGTCGTCGACTCTCGGGACATCAAGGCGGCGGCAGCGGGCGACTACTCCGAACGCACGCTCAAGCGGGCCCGCGAGGCCATCGGAGCGCCGGTGAGCACCTACGGGTTCCCCCGCCGCACTGCCTGGAGCAAGCCCGGTCTGACTCCCGACGAAGTCGAGAAAGCCCTTGTCGCAATGGGTGTTCCCAGTGGGGCCAAATCTGAGTCCTCCGATGGCGGCGCCTCGGACAAAACCGCAGGTGAAGTCCAGTGAGGCCAAAATGGGTCCCTGGAGACACACTTATGGCCTCACTTACTTACTTACAGTGGGGCCAGTGGGGCCAGGTTTTTGTCCTCGCGTGCGCGAGGCCCCACTGATGCGACCTGGGCCTTTACAAAACGACGGCGGAGACGCCTTTTGGGCCAGGGCAGAGCGCTCCGGCTATCGCAGCGGGCACGTGGTGTGCCGGTGCCCGGCGTGCGGGATGCGCCAGCTCGTGAGCTATCGAGGGGGCAAGTCGTTCAAGCCCCGTTGCCGGGTCTGCACGCCGTATGTGCCGGTCAGCGAGAAGCCGCTCCTCGAAGTCGTCTCGGACCTGTCACGCATCGCTCACAAGCGGCCCGGGTGGCCCCGGTCCAAGCGCCAGCTACTCGAGGACGGTTGCGTGGTGGTCGCACCCTCGTTACCGTCGTCCGATGCCACCGGGAGCTAGGGCGTTCAGCGCCCTCGGGTTCGCCGGGCTCCTGGCGCTCGGCTCGGGCCTGCCGCACCACAGCCACGACCCGCCTCGGCTCAAACAGGCGAGGCCGCCGCCCGTGCCCGAACGGCGGCCTGCACCCGAACCATCATCGCCTCTCACAACGACGACGACGAGCAGTGTGCCAGAAGCGGCGCTGCCCGTGACAACGACCACAATGGGCGTACCCGCGGCTCCGCCTGCCCCTCCCCCATCGCCACCTCCGGCTCCCGCCGCCGAGATGGCGTCCGACGGGTGGTCGGGGCCGTGGGCCTGCATCGCCCGCTACGAGAGCGGCGGTAACCCGAGTGAGGACACGGGGAACGGGTACTACGGCGGTTTGCAGTTCAGCCTCAGCTCGTGGGCCGGCGCAGGCGGGGTCGGCAACCCGGCGGCTGCGAGCATCGCTGAGCAGGAGGCGGTCGCTGAGCGGCTGCTGGCGATGCAGGGATGGGGTGCCTGGCCCAACACGTCTCGCATGTGCGGCTACGCCTGAGAGCTCGTAGGTCCGCCGCCGGGTCAAGTACGCAGGGAGAGACCGACCCGGCGGCGGTTCAGTGACAGCTCTCATGGCGAGAGTTCGAGGTCAGGGTAACGCGAACGGCTCAAGCCGGTGTGGATGGCGGCTGACTGCTAGACGTCTAGCAGTATGACGCGCACGCAGTGTGCTTTGCGCTATCATCGGCGGCATGGCTAACACGACAGTGGCACAACGCAAGCGAGCGGCCCGTATCGCTGAGCGTGACGACGAGAACGTCGTTGCGATCAACGTGCCGGTGCCGTCTGAACTGCACCGCCGGGTGCGCGTCAAGGCCGTGCAGCAGGGCTTGACGCTCAAGGACGCGGTCATCGCTGCACTGGAACTGTACGCAAAGACGAAGTAAACTCAGTGTTGTGAGTCCATCGAGTCTGCGAGCGCTGACGATTCATCAGCCGTGGGCGGGCCTCATCGTGGACGGGCACAAGGACGTTGAGAATCGTCGTTGGATCGCGCCCTCTGCGATAGGTAGGCGCTTGCTCATTCACGCGGGCGCCTCGCTTGAATCGCTCTATCACGTGGACAGCGACGAGCTGCGCGGGTATGGACCGCTCGACGAGACGCTCGGAGCAATCATCGGAGCAGTGACAGTCAGCGACATTGTCGAACGTCACGAGTCAGAGTGGGCCTATGCGGGCTTCTGGCACTGGACGCTGACGAACGCGGTGCGCTTCAACAAGCCCGTGTTCTGCAAGGGATCACGTGGACTGTGGATACCCGAACCTCGTACGGTGCGAGCGCTCGGAAAGGCGGCACGTTCGTGAGGCGGCTGCTCGGGCTGTTGTGCGGGTGGCTGGACCATGACGTAGCGGAGGAGTCCTACGTCAGCGGGTGCTGGCTCTCAGGGCGTGAACGCCGTTACGAAGCCTGGAGGCGGCGCTGGCATTAGCGCCATACTGAGGCGCATGCCATCTGCGGCGCCCCGGTCCTGCCCGTTCCCCGGCTGTCCCGTTCTGCTGCGACGTGGCGAACGGTGCCCGACCCACAGCCCGGCGGTGGCCTCGTTCGCAACGAGCACGTATCGCTCACGACGTGGCATATCGCCACGCATCAGGGCCCGGGTCCTGCGTCGAGACGGGTATCGGTGCGTGCGATGTGGCAACCCGGCGAACCATGTCGACCACATCGCGCCTCGCTCGGACGGCGGCGCTGATGACATGGCGAATCTCCAGTCGTTGTGTCAGTGGTGCCATCGGTCAAAGACCGGGCTCGAGGCGGGCATGGCGCAACGGCGCACCGTGTACGGCTACGGCGGTGACCAAACGGGTTAGGCCGGTCAGGCCCGGTTGGGTCACCCGGGCCTGGGCACCCGGGCACCCGGGCAACGGTGTCCGCCGACACCGACGCCAACACCAAACGGGTGAGGCCGGTCAGCCCCGTTCGGTCATCCCGGCCCGCCGGTTTGGGCACTGGGTTCCCGGCGGCACCGCCACCGGCCCACCGGGTAGCCCGGAGGAGAGGGCATGCACTGAGCAGGTCGTGAAATGGGAGGGCCGGGGGGGGTAAATGGGATGCCGGGAGACGGCAATGGGGGGGCCGGGGAACGGGAATGGGAGAACGGGGAGGGGGGGTGGGGGGTCGGGGGTAGGCGTAGCCAGGTCCGGCGGACACAGCCCTCGCGCCCGCCGTCATAACTCATTTGCCTTGCGCCGCCGCTCCATTGAGCGTGATTGGCGTGGCATTGGCGGGGATTTTCGCTGGGCCGGCGGGTTCTGGCGCGTGGGAGCTCAGGTCCCCGCCGCCGAGTGGCGAGCCCGGGGAGTTCTGCGCGTTGTGCGCGTTGTTGGAGGCCAAAAAAAAACGCCCGCCGCCGTGCATCCCCCGGGCTGGGGGAGCACGACGACGGGCGTCGGGTATCACTGTGCCTTGTTGAACAAGACGGAGCGGCAGTTCTGGCAGCGCTCGGCGGCAAGGACTCCGCCCCAAGCGTGCCGCGTGCGGTGGGCTTTCAATGTTGCCCAGTTGAGTCCGCAGTAGGTCATGCTTGTGGCTCTGCCTCGCTCGTCCTCAATGACGGCGTGCCACCTGCCCCGTTCCCGAAGCTGGACCGCTTCGAGGTCGGCGTTGTCGATGGGAAGAGTCATGTGTCAGACCAACTCATCGAGTTTGCCATCGTGCAGAACGGCGATGATTCGTTCGGCGAACGCGTGCAGCTCGGCGGGCGTGCCCTCGATGACGACTGCATCATCGCCCTCGATCAGTAGCCCCACGTTGCCGCACTCGACGAACTGCCCATCGGGCGCCTCTTCGGTACATGGCAGAACCGAGACGGTCGTGCCGTTGGTGGCGTGCATCCATTCGGTATGGGTGCTCATTGTTGCTTCCTTTCTGTCCGGGCATTTCCCGGTTCAGCCCCACCCCCGCATGCGGCGGGGATGGAGCTGCGTCGGGCGACGCTCGTTACTTGGCGGCTCCGATCACGACCTGACGGGCGTGTTGTTTATTCGGAGCGTGCTTGCAAGCGGGCTTCTGGCTGGAAATGCCGATCCATTTCCCGTTGACGGGTTGAATGGGCTCTCGGCAGTAACAGCACTTCGGCGGCACGCTCACGACGCCACCGCGCTGATCGTGACGGTCAGCTCCTGCGGTGCCGTTGCGGGGATTGCCGACTTCTGGACGTAGAGCGTCCCGATCACGGGCTGCTCATCCGGGCCGACAATCTCGGCGTAGCGGTACGTGTTCTTCGTCTCGCGCTCAAAACGGAGCGCCACGATTACGTCTGCCATGTTGCTTTCCTTTCTCACTCGGGGCGGGAGAGTTCCCGTCCCCGATCCCGCTGCTCCGATTGCTCGAAGCGGCGGGATCGGGGAGCACCCCGCGAACGGGGTGCATCCGATCAGGTCGCTTAGAAAGCGGCCTTGATTCGCTCGGCGGCGATGCGGCGGAACATCAACGCGAGACCCTGGGGTCTGTCGATCCGCTCCGACACGGCGCATCCGTGCGAGTTGCCGTCAAACAGGTTTTCGGCTCCGAGGAACGCGAACGCAGTGGTGATTCCCACTTCGTTCATGGCGGCGATCACTCTGGCGGCTTGCTCCTCGTTGCTCCATTGCCCGTCCGTGAGAATGAGCATGATGCGGTTACGGGCCTGCGAGTCGGCAAGGAGTCTGAACGTCTCGTTCAATGCTGAGACGGGATCAGTTCCTCCCCAAGCGGCAGGGACGAACACGCGTCCATCGGGGCGTTGCCCCGACTCTGTAACGACGCGGTGCTCGTCACCGTTCCAGGTGATGATCGTCACGGCGGCTTCGAGGTCGTCCGATGCTTGCTGAACGGCCCACGTTGCCTCCGCTAATGCCTCGACGTAGCGGCGCATGCTGCTCGATGTGTCGAGCAACAGTGCGACCTCAAAATCGGTGGCATCCATTTCCCCCGGCTGGAATCGGTCGAACAGCTCGTCATACGGGGCGTTTGACGTGAGCAAACGGCGGGTGTTCAAACGTCCGCTGTCTGTTCTCCGTTGCCACCCCGGCTCGGTTTCGTCTTTCAGGTCGAGCAACGCGTCGCCAACTTCGTGATGAAGTTTGCGGGCCGCGTCGGTCGGCTCTTTGAACTCGCCAAGCGGGACCTCGCCCTGGACTCCGTCGCGATGCGACGATTGCCGCAGTGCGTCTAACACGTTGTCCAGGTCGCGCCGCGCATCCTTGTCATTGCGTAGAGCATCCTCGGCGGCTTTCCGCAGGTCCTCGCGGACTTGCTTCGGGTCGTTGACGTTGCTCGGCGTTGACGTTGACGGCGGCGTGCTGTTCGTCCGGCTTTCTCCGCTCGTCGGCGCGTCAGCTTTCGCGTCAGCGTCTCCGGCGGAGTTTCCGTCCGAGTCACCCTGTTTGTCAGCGGCGGGCTCGCCCTGTCCATCGTCGCCCTCGCTCGCGTCGCTGTCCGCTTGCGGCGATTGCTCGTCGGCGGCGGGTGGCGTGTCGCTTGCTTCGGGCGAATCCGTGTCGGGGTCGCCGTCGCTGATGACGGTGGTGCAACCTGTGGGAATCTGCGGCAGCTTGTCGCAGAAGATGTTCCACAGTTCGTCAAGGATGGCGAACGCTTCGTCATGCTCGCTCTCACCCGGGTCCGTGAGGCGCTGGTAGTTTCCTATCAGCGTTGCGACCTTGGCGGCGATTGCCTCGCTGCGGGTCGTCACGAACTTTGCACGCGCATCGGCACGCATCGCATCGGGGAGCCACGTGCGTCCGCAAAGCAAAAGCCATGCGGACTCACTGTCCACGACGAGATGGTGCGACAGCGCGCCTATCAAGTAGGCACGCCACGGCGCGAATCGGGCGATGAGCAAACGCTCCTCGCGTTGATCCTCAACGATGTTGTGCAGCTTCGCCAATCCGGGCATAAACGTTCTGTCCGCGTCGAACAGGCGGGCGAGTAAACGCGAGCCCGTTCGGGGAGTGAACAGAACATGCCCAAGTTCGTGAGCGTTGGTGCCGAGCCAAATCGCAACGTTGATCGGACTGTTTGGAGGCGGCATCTTTTTGGCGGCGAACGTAACGTGATCGCCCTCAAGCGTTGTCCAGGCTGGCGCTGGGCCATCCTCGACGACAGATACTGTGTCCATGTCCGGCGTTAGGATTTGATCGGTCAGCCGAATCTCGCGAGCGAGACGGGCTAGCCGCAGCACGTCGGCGGGGTCCCACGTCAACTCGTCTAAGTCAACGTGGGTGGACCCACGACGCACACCGTTAATGGGTGTCATGTTTCTCACTTTCCTTTCAGTGAGTAACGGCGGATCGGTTGATCCGCCGTCCGGGGATACTTGTGAGTAATCCGGTTCAGCCCCGTCCCCGTGTTTAAGACGGGGACGGAGCTGCGTCGGGCTGCTCACGCAGTGACTGCAACGCTCGCGTTCAGCTCACGGGCGATGGCGGCACGGTTGGCTTCGAGCGCACGTGCAATCGGCGCCCTCTCTTCTGGCGCGAAGTGCATCGTGAAGAAATACTCAGCCATTTCCATGTCGAAATCCTCGACGTGCTCCTCAAACTCTTGCAGCATGTTCGTGCTGCAAGGTGTGCGGATTTCATCGAGCGCTCGCACGTTCGCCGCCATATCGAGCAAGCGGGACGACGACACAAGTTGTGCCTCAACGGCACGGTCGTAGTCCCACTCGATTGGGTCGGCAAAGCGGTTGTTGAGTGCTTCGTTGAGACGCACGACGCCCTGATAGCGGGGGTTGTAAGCGGCGCCGAACAGAATCGGCTGGGCTTCGCCCTCGCACTCGACACGTCCGTCATCGTGGGTGATGTGGTCGTGTCCGCCGTGGCCCGCATGCACAACCTCACCTGCTTCGGGCACGCTCATCCGTGACATAACGGAAAGCACGCCGTGCAGAGCGGCGGTGACGCGTGGGTGTGCCATGTTGATCTCATCAATGAGCACGATGCCGCCGTAGCGGACAACGAGCGTGAAATCGCCGTCAATGAAGCGGACTTCGCCGGCCTCGTCGGGCATGGTGCGTCCGACGACTACGGAGTAGTCCATTGCGGCGTTTGATTCGACGACAACAAACGGCAACCCGCGGGCTGCGGCGTAGGCTCGGAACACAGTTGTCTTGCTCGATCCCGTGGGACCCATGAGCATGACGTTGCGGCCCTTTTCTAGCGCCTTGTCGAGAATGGCAAAATCTTCCCAACCTTTAATCGTCCGATGCACGTAGGCGTCGGCGATGGCGGGGTTGGGGATCAATCCTGCCACCCGCTCCCGATCGCGGTCGGGAACGGTGCTGATATCAAAAGTGGGAATAGACATTCTCACTTTCCTTTCTGATTAACGGGCGGGCACGTTGTGTGCTCGCACGTCCGGAGTGATCCGGTTCAACCCCACCCCCGCTCGCACGGGGATGGGGTTGCGTCGGAGCGCTCTAGAGTCCGCGAAGATTGCCCGCCTTAACGGGCTTTTTCGCTCCGTTGCCGTTGCTCGGCGTCGGGGCGACTTTCTTCTTGGGAGCTGACGCTGTTGGGGCGGGCGACTTCCTCGCGTTGGCGCGCTTCATCTTCAAGTTCTCAATGTGTCCGAGAACGTTCGATGTACCTTTGCGCAGCTTGTCGAGGTCGGCGTTGCTCGTGTTCTTGTCGATGGCGGCAATCAGTTGCTTGCCGCCGTCTTTCAAGTCCGCGAGTGCGGCGTCCGGGCCCTTGGGTCCGGGCGCTGCTGCGGGTGCAGCGCCTGCACGGGGCGGGCGCTGTCTCGCTTGCTTGCCTTGCTTCGCCCTCACGGCGGCGCGGACTGCGTCGACGGTGATTTTTCCGCCGTTCGCTTTCGCGACGTTCGTGAGTAGTTGACGCTCAGCGGTGAGTCCAGCGTTCAGCCTTTCGGCTTCGCGGTGGGCACTGAACGACACGCCATCCATACGCTTATCGGCGGGCCAATGCTCAGCAGTGGCGCGGTAAGCGCGGAGCGTGTCGACGCTCAGCTTTCCCAAAATGCCTTGCGAACTTGCCGCATCGACAATGTCACGCAGCCCCGTGATTCCGGTGGGGACGATGCGTAGGACAGTGTCCGACAAGTGCCACATATCCGACTCGGCGGTGACTGAACGAATAACGTCCAGGACCTCCGAGTAGTTCGGCGGCTTGGGCTTTGTTGCTCGCTGGGTTGCAGCGGTTGCCATGTTCGTTTTCCTTTCAACGAAAAACCCCGCTGTCAATCTGGCAGCGGGGTATGACACCCGAATCAGTGTTAGTGATCCGGTTCGGCGGCACTCTTGCGAATGTTGCCGAATCGGATCGCTCACTGGGTCTGCACTGCGTCGGCGCGGTGTTACTTGGGGCGCGCATACGGGCTCACGTGCAGGTGAGTGATTCGATGATTTAGTTCCCGTGTTCTGTTTTTCGGCGGATGACGGCGGGAAAGGACCGCGGTGTCATCCGTTTACTTGCGGCGGCGAATCGGCTTACTTACGCTCTACCTACTTACGCTCTACCTACTTACGCTCAGAATCGAGCGTTCGGCTTCCCTGCGGGAATCGAGCGTTCGGCCCCCTATCGGGGAGCGAGCGTTCAGCGTCAACGACGGCGCGCACGTACTAACGGGAGTAGACGTGGAACTAAATCGGGCCGCGATTAAGCGGCGATTGGGTTGTCTACCCTCTCAGCATCCATTTTTGAACTAGCACTTTCCGAGGTCCGGCGGCGGTGTATAGACAACGTCGGGCGAGAGACTGGCTAACGGGAACTACAAGGTTCCCTCTGGGCACTGGGCGCACCCCCACTTCTGGGGAAACGTCACGGACTCGCTGCACGGATTCACGTCATCCGCACGCCGGGTGTCTCGGCAGTTTGCTCCATTCAAGGCTCGGGCAGTCCTACCCTCAGCGCTGCGTCGGCGGCTCAACGGGGGAGGATTCTGCGTCCGCCCTCTCGGGCTCCGGGCTCACGAATCCTCCGCCCTCGCTCGCATGCGGTCTCATGCGCTCCAAGGCGAGATCAAAACTCAAGGGAATAATATCACATAGGACTGCTAGACGTCTAGCACCCCTACGGGGCTGACCGGCTTGAACGGTTCGCAGTGGCCCCAGCGCACGCAGTGCGGCGGCGAGCGCTCGGGAGAGGGCGGAATCGCAGACGGGGCTGACCGGGTTGATTCCCACGGGAGCCTGACCGGGTTGACTCCCGTGCGATATCCAGGGCGGGGTGTGCGGGACCTGCAAACGGGGCTGCTCGGGTTGATCGGCGGCGAGCTGCGGTGCCGTGCAAACGGGGCTGACCGGCTTGCTCCGCCAAGCAATCGCGGACTAGGTGCGCTATGCTTCGTAGGTCATCGAACACGTCAGGAGTGAACATGGACAAGCAATCGCGAGACCTAGTGCGACGCATGGAGCGGGCCGGGTGGGTCGTCTCACTGACAGGCAATCGCCCGAACGTGACGCGCCTCACGCACCCCGACGGCGGGGTTGCCAACGTGACGCACCCGTCGCCCGAGTTGAGTCCGGAGCACTTGCACAAGGTGAGCCTCTACATGCCGCATCGCATGCGCGACCGCATCCAGGTCGCCGCAGAACGCAGCGGGCTCACCGCTGCCAAGTGGGTGAACGGGGTCGTCAACGCAGCATTGCGAAAGGATGAAAGCGACGATGAATCCTGAACGCATCCTCCGCGGCGTGCGCAACGCCGCAGTGCGGAGCCGAATCCGTGAACTGCTCCGAGACGGCTGGGTCGTGTCGCTGACGGGGAACAACCACGTCAAGCTGAGGCACCCGAATGGGCGCTTCGTCGTGACGCCGCTCACGTCGGACAAGTCCCGCACGCTGCGAGACCTCAACGCCCGAGTTGCCCGCGTCGAGCGGGATGAACACGCCTTTCGCCAAGACTGAGCGTTGAGCCGGGCGGGCCTCCGGAGCGGGTGTCGGACGCCCGCCCGAGACTCGCCCGGTTTGGGCAGGATACAGTCGCCCTCGTGGACGGCGCCGAGACAGCGATGACAGCGACGATCCTGCCGGGGCTGCGAGACCTCGCGGTGCCCATCGAGTCCTTGCGCCCGATGCCGGGCAACCCGCACCACGGCGATGTGCCGGCCCTCTGTCGGAGCTGGGGTCGTTTCGGGCAGCGGCGTCCGCTCATCGGGCGCAAGGACGCTAAAGGCGGGGGCGGCATCGTCATCGCCGGGAACCACGGGCTCGAGGCGGCCCGGGAGCTGGGCTGGAGCCACGTCGCCGTCCTGTGGGTCGATGACGACGACGTGACAGCGAAAGCGTTTGCGGCAGCGGACAACCACACTGCCGAGTTGGGGAGCGATGACCCCGAACTGCTGGCGGAATGGCTCATGTCGGTGCGCGTCGAGGACCAAGAGCTGTTCGACGCCACTTCGTTCGACCTGACCGACGTGGCGAGACTGCTCGACCCGACCGGCGGCAACGGGGCCCGTGTGTCGACCGGGGATCGGGGCGAGAGTGAGCGGCAGACTTTGGAGTCGTCCTGGGCCGTGATCGTCACGCTCGACGACGAGGCGGCACAGTTGGCGCTCCTCGAACGGCTCAGCGAAGAGGGCTTCGATTGCCGAGCGTTGATCTCCTAGTCGAGTCGCCGATCCAGCGGTCGGTGCGGGTGCTCCAAGTCGAGGGACAGTTCGACATGGCACGCGAGGAACGCCGGTCGTTCAAGGTCCATGCCGAGTTGCCCATCGAGGACAAGGATTGGCAGATCGGCGCGTTGATCGGCCCGTCCGGGTCCGGCAAGAGCACGATCCTGCGCCAGCTTTACGGCGAACAGCCGCCGCTGGAGTGGGATGCCGAGGCGTCGATACTCGACGCTTTCCCGGCAGGGATGGCAGTGCAAGAGGTCACCGGCGTGCTGTCCTCGGTCGGGTTCAGCTCGCCGCCGTCCTGGCTGCGCCCGTTCCAGACGCTCTCGAACGGCGAACAGTTCCGCGCCACTGTGGCCCGGCTGCTCTGCTCCGACGCCGATCCCATCGTCATCGACGAGTTCACGTCGGTGGTCGACCGCACTGTCGCCCGCATCGGTGCCGCAGCAGTGGCGAAGCATCTGCGGCAGCGAGCGACCGGGCGCAGGTTGGTGATCGCTTCGTGCCATGACGACGTTGTGGCGTGGCTCCAGCCGGATTGGATTTACGAGACCGGCGCGGACCTTTTCACGTGGAGGTCTCTTCAACCCCGACCCCGCATCGTCCTTGAGGTCTATCGCACAACCGCCGCGACGTGGCGTTACTTCAAGCGTCATCATTATCTGAACGATCACGACATTCCTAAGTCGTCGTTCTGTTTGGTCGGGCTGATCGACGGCAAGGCGGCGGTGTTTTGCTCGTCGCTCGCCCAAATCGGCTACAAGAACATGCAGCGCGGTGCCCGTGTCGTTGTTCTGCCGGACTATCAGGGCATCGGCATCGGCATCGCGTTGCTCACGTTCGAGGCGTCGCTGCAAAAGGCTGCTGGGCGGCGCTGGCGTGGCGTGTCCTCCGCCCCGGCACTCATCAACGCGGCGGCCCACTCGGCGAACTTCCACATCGACCGCATGCCGTCGATGAAAGGTGCCCACGAGGGCCGGGTGAAGTACGGCTCGTCACGGCGGCTGACGGTCAGCTTCGAGTACGTGGGCCCGGCAGCGACCCGGGCCGAGGCCAAGGCGTTCGGGTTGCCGGTTCAGACGCCGATAGCGCTGGGGTCGTAGTCGAGTCCCTCTAGCCAGGCTTGCTCGACGAGGCGGCGATTCCGGCGGAGCGCTTCGCACCGGCTGCACTGGCAGTCGGGGTTCGATTCGGTGATCTCGAGCTCGTCATCGTCGGGGGCCGTGTGTCCAGGGTATTCTCCCGGCGATGGCGCGAATGGGACGACCGCCCAAGCCGACGCAGCTCCATGTCCTCGACGGCACCCTGCGCCCGGATCGCCGCCACGGACAGGGTGAGCCCACTGCCGATCTGGGCGACTGCTCGCCGCCAGCGCATCTCAGCGATGAGGCCCGGGCCGTGTGGGAGCGGCTGGCGCCCGAGATGGAGGCCAAGCAACTGCTGGCGCCCCGTTACCTGGAGCTGTTCGAGGCGTTCTGCTCGTCGGTGGTCTACATGCGCCGGGCCGCCCGGCTCGTCGATGCGATGGGCCCCATTATCAAAGGTCGCAGTGATTCGCTGGTATCCAACCCGGCTAGCACCGAGTTCGCTCGTTACGCCCGGCTGTTGCAGCGCTTGGGGTCGGAGTTGGGTTTGTCGCCGGTGGCGACTGCGGTGATAGGTCGGGGGGTGGGTGCTTCTTACGAGCACTCAGACTCGTCCGCCCGTCGTTTGATGAGCTGAGCCCGGGATGGCGGGGCCTCGCCTGCCCGAGTGCGGGTTCACATTCGACGGGCGGGCGTGCCGTAAGAGCGGCGCTCATCGCTGCGCGCAGCGGGTCTCTCACGTCGTGGCGTTCTTCTCCGAGCTGCTCGTCCACACCAAGGGCGATTGGGCCCGGCAGCCGTTCATCCCGGCACCGTGGCAGAAGCAGCGCATCCTGGCGCCGCTGTTTGGTGACGTGGTGTGGGATCGCAAGCGCAAGCGCTACTTGCGCAAGTACCGGGAGCTGTACCTGCTGGTGCCGCGGAAGAACGGCAAGACCGAGATTTTGGCGGGCATCTGCCTGTTCCTGCTCGTCGCTGACGGTGAGGAGAGTGCCGAGTTGTACGGGCTGGCGCTCGACAAGGATCAGGCGGGTCACGTGTTCCGCACGGCGGCCCGCATGGTCGAGCTGAACCCCGACCTGCGGCGCCGCATCGACGTGCTGCGATCCCGGGGCCGCCTCACGGACCCGCAGACGGCATCGTTCCTCATGGTCACGGCGAGCGACGCGGCCGGCGCTTTGGGTGGCAGCCCGCACGGTGCCTATATCGACGAGTTGCTGACGCAGCCGAGCCGGGAGCTCTACGATGCCCTGCGCACTGGCTTCGGCACGCGGGCGCAGCCGATCCTGATGATGGCGACGACGGCGGAATCGGACCCCAACGGGTTCGCCGCCATCGAGCGTGAGGAGTCGATCCGCGTCATGCACGACCCGAGCCTCAACCCGACCCGGCTCGTGGTGATCTACCAGCTTGCCGACGGCGAGGATTGGACGAGCGAGGCCAACTGGCGCAAGACCAACCCGGCTCTCGGGGACTTCCTCGATATCGGTGTGTTGCGCTCCGAGTTCCACAAAGCCCAGCGCATGCCGCAGGAGGAGCGTGCTTTTCGGCAGTTCCGCCTGAATCAGCCGACGAACGCCATCGGGCGGGCGATTGACCTGCCGACGTGGGATCGCTCCGCCGGGTTCGTGAACGAGGACGAGCTGGCGGGGCACCGCTGCCACGGCGGCCTCGACCTCGCAACGACAACGGACATTGCTGCTCTCTGCTGGGATTTCCCCGAGGAGAACCAGACACACCGGCTTGTGTGGCGGCTGTTCGTGCCGAGTGCCGCGATGGAGGGCTTCGACCGCCGCACCGGCGGGCAGGCGAGCGTGTGGGCCCGGCAAGGCTTCCTCGACGTGACCGAGGGCGACGTGATCGACTACGCCCGCATCAAGGCCAAAATCGGCGAGGACGCCACGCGGTTCGAGGTCGTCGACGTGGCGTATGACCGCTGGGGCGCCACTCAGCTCGTCACCGAACTCGAGGATGGCGGCTTGACGATGGTCGGGATGGGCCAGGGCTTCGGCTCGATGGCAGCTCCGACCAAGGAACTGCTCCGCCTTGTCGCGGCTGGGTGGTTCCATCACGGCGGCAACCCGGCTGTCCGCTGGCAGGCGTCGAACGTGGTGACCCGGCAGGACCCGGCGGGCAATGTCAAGGTCGACAAGGCTCACTCGACCGAGAAAGTCGACGGCATCGTGGCCGCCGTGATGGCTCTGGACCGGGCCATGCGGCACACTGGACCCAAGCCGAAGCACTATGCGGCGGCGAGTTTCTAGGAGGTCGAGACATGGCACTCACCACCGCCCAACGCAACCGATTGCCCGATTCGGCGTTCGTCTACCCGTCCCGTCGGGCCTACCCAGCGCCGACTCGTGCTCAGGCCCGAGCTGCCGGAATCTCCGAGACCCAGCGCCAGCGCACCCTCAACTCGGCCCGGTCCTATGGAGCCCGCTCCTCGACGAGCGGGTCGTCAGGGCGAATCAACCGGGTCACGGCGACCCGTAGCGGCGGCAGGCTCGACCGCACTCCCGCATCGCAGCGCAGCGGCGGGCGTAGTCGTGGACGGCGCCGGTGACGCTCGTTGCCCCGGGAACCGCAGCAGCGGAGTACGTCGACGGGACTGCCGTCTATCAGCCAGCGCCGGATCAGCCCGATCCGTTCGTGTGGGTGCAGTTCCTCGGTACGGTGCTGACGCAGCGCTATCAGCAGACGCAGATGTTCGACACGTACTACCGCGGCGAGCACCCGCTACCGCATGGCTCGACGACGCAGGCGGCGAGAGCTGCTTACCGGCGTCTCTTGCGAGAAAGCCGGTCAAACTGGGCCGAGTTGGTGGTCGACGCGGTCAACGAGCGCTTGCGAGTGGTCGGCTTCCGGTTCACCGGCAACGAGCAAGGTGATCTCGACGTGTGGCAAAACGTGTGGCAGGACAACGCGTTCGACGCCCACTCCGACGAGGTCCACATCGAATCGTTGGTGTGGGGTTACGCGTACGCGATCGTTTGGCCCAACGACGATGGCGATGTGCGGATCACGCCGGAGCACCCGAGCGAGGTCATCTGTTACGCGCCGGCCTCGAATCGTTATCTCATTTCGATGGCGCTCAAGCGGTGGCGGGACGACTGGGGTTACTGGCACGCCACGCTCTACACGCCCGGGAACATCTACAAGTTCGTCTCGACGGGCGGCAGTTCCGCCGTGGCACCGAGCGGCGTGTCCGGCTGGGTCACGCGCCAGCCCGTGAGTGAGCCCTGGCCTTTGCCCAACCCGTTCGGGCAGGTGCCGGTGATTCAGTTCCCCAACAACCCGCGCTTGCTGACCGGCGGGCGGAGCGAGCTGAGCGGCGGGCAGACCGACATAATGGACCGGATCAACGAGACGGTGTTCAACCGCATGTTGGCGGCTCAGTTCGCAGCGTTCCGGCAGAAGTGGGTCACCGGCATGGAGATTCCCCGCGACCCCGAGACCGGCGAGCCCAAGGAACCGTTCAACGCCGCCGTCGACCGCCTCTGGATGACCGAGAACCCCGACGCCAAGTTCGGTGAGTTCGACGAGGCCACGTTGCAGAACTACATCGGTGCCGCCGAGTCCGACATTCAGGCGCTCGCCTCGATCAGCCGCACGCCGAGCTACTACCTGCTGCCGCATGGGCCCATGCCGAGCGGCGAAGCGCTCAAAGCCGCTGAGACCGGCCTAGTCGCCAAGGTCCGGCGGCGGCAGCGCTTTTTCGGGGAGTCCTGGGAAGCGATGGTGCGGCTGGCGCTGAGGATGATGGGCGATCCTCGTGCCGACGACACATCGTGCGAGACCATTTGGGCCGACCCCGAGTCGCACTCGGAGGCTCAGACGGCGGACGCGCTCGTGAAGCTCGCTCAGATCGGCGTCCCGGCAGAGATGTTGTGGGAGCGGGCCGGGTTCAGTCCCCAGCAGATCGCTCGCATGACCCAACAGCGGGCCGACGAGGCGCTGCTGTTCGGGGCGCCGCAGCTCACACCGGCACCGCCTGGCGTGCCGCCAACGGGTGCCTAGAGTCGCTTCGTCGCTCGCCCGGCTCTACCAGCTCCGGGCTTCTCAACTCCAAGAGCGGCTGTCGACGTTCGCCATCGAGAACTGGAACGCTCTTGGTGAATGGTCGGCTGGCGAGAACGCGGCTTTCGCGGAGATCATGGGCGGCACCAGCACGCAGGCGCAGACTGTCCTGGTGCAGATGCTCTCGTCGATGGTCACGCGTCAGGTCGGCACTCCCGCCGAGATTGACCTGTCCGCCGTGGTTGGCGACGCCACCCGCCCCGACGATGGCATCGTGGGAGCCTGGGAGATTCCGATGCAGTCGGCATGGAAGCACTTGGCCGACGGTGATCTGACGCAGGACGAGCTGGTCTCGATGATGCAGGACGAGGTCAGCTCGCAGGCCATCACCGACCTGGCGCAGAGTCAGCGGCTTGCCATGAGTGATCTCTACGCCCGGGGCATCGTGCAGGGATATTGGCGGGTGCCGAATCCCGGGTCGAGCTGCGATTTCTGCAACGAGATCGCTGACCGGCTCTACTACACCGAGGACCTGATGCCGGTTCACCCGAACTGCCAATGCACGGTCGAAGTGGCCTCTGCCGAGGAAGTGGCGGCGGAGGCATGACGGGTGAACCCGGTGAGGCGCCCACGTTCCGCTGGGAGGTCGATATCCCGGCGCTCTATCTCGTGCAGATCGAGGCGATGGCGGCTCTGCGGGAGGTCAGCATGGAGCGGTTCCTGTCCGACGTTCTGGCAGCGGCACTCTTGGACCTGATTGACAACGTGGCAACGAGAGGAGAAACATGACAGACGCAGGACCCGGAGCCAGCGGGCAATCTGGCGGAAGTCCCGAGCCGGGGGACAAAGGTTCCGGCGGAAGTCCCGAGCCGGGGGGCCAAGGTTCCGGCGCCGACAAGACGTACACGCAGGAACAGGTCGACACGTTCATCGCCGAAGAGAAGCGGCGTGCCTCGACGAAGTTTGGCGACTATGACGCCATCAAGTCGAAGCTGGCCGAACTCGAGGCGGCGGGTCAGACCGAGTTGGAGCGTGCGCAAGCGCAAGCCAAGGATGCCGAGAGCCAAGCCGCCCAGGCCGTTACCCAGCGGAACGAGCTCCTCGTCCGTGCCGCCATCACCAGCGCAGCGGCGCGAGCAGGAGCATTGGACCCCGATGTGGTGGTCGCCCTGCTCACTAACGCCATCGAGGTTGATGCGGCGGGGCAGGTCGTGGGCGACGTACCGGCTCTCGTCGGCAAGCTGCTTGAGGAGAAGCCCTACCTCAAGAACGGCACGCCAGGCGTCGGTTCGGCTGACCAAGGCGCACACTCTCTCCGGCCTGGCACGGCGTCAACGCCCGATCAAACGATGGACACCTTGTTTCGGCGGTGACCCATAGGAGGCGCGAGTGGTAACGCTCGACCAAAATCTGATCCCCCAGGAAGTGCAAGCCGCCGTCATCGAGGGCGTCATCAACGAGTCCGCCGCCCTGACGCTGGCTTCGACCCAGCCCATGCCGGTCGCGAGTCAAGCCATCCCGGTTCTTGGCTCGATGCCGACTGCCGGATGGATCGGCGTCGGTGAGCGCAAGCCCACGACGCAGATGGCATGGACCTCGGTCGTCCTCAAGGCGGAGGAGCTAGCCGCCACAATCGACGTGCCGATGGCGTATGTCGACGACGCCGGGTTCCCGTTGTGGTCGTCGATCCAGCCCCGCATGGTCGAGGCCGTGTCCAAGGCGATTGACGAGGCCGTGTTCTTCGGCGTCGGTGCCCCGGCGAGTTTCCCGGCTGGAGGCGTGTTCGCCAACAGCGCTGCGGTAGCCCTGCCGGCCGCGCCCGAGAACGACATCGCCGGGCTCTACAACGCCGCCCTCGGCACCGTCGAAGCGACGGGGCTGGACCCGACGGGGCATGCCGCCGACGTGACTGTGCGCTCGATGCTACGCGGTGCCCGGACCTCAACGGGCGAGCCGCTTTACGTGCCCGAGATTGCCGGTGCCGCTCCGACCGCGAGCGTCTACGGCTACCCGATCTCGTGGAGCCGGGGCGCTGCGTTCGACACCACCCAGGCCATCAGCTTCACGGGCGACTGGAGTTGCCTGCGCATCGGCATCCGCCAGGACGTGACGGTGGACTACTCCGACGAGGCCGTGCTGGCAGATGCCAGCGGGCAGGTGCTCGTTTCGGCGTTCCAAGAGGACAAGCGCATCATGCGTATCCACATGCGGCTGGGTTGCGTGATCGGTAAGCCGGTCACGGAAAAGGCGCCGAGCGGCGCGCTGCCGTGGGCGCACATTCCGCCCGGGCTCATCACCGGCACCGCCACTGCACCCGCCAGCGGCAACGGCAACGGCGACGGGGCCTAATGCCCGTCCCGGTCGCCACACTCGAGGTCGGGGTTAACCCGACTGACCCGAGTGGCAGGACTATCCGGTTCACGGTCACCGGAGCGCCGAGCAACATCACCTGGCGCTTCGGTGACTGCCGGGACCACGACTCGGACCCGTCCGGCCTCGATCACAGTTACTCGGGCGACGGCGTGTACCACGTCATCGGACACGTCGGTGCCACCGGGCAGCGCATAGTCGAGGACGTGACGGTGCCCGGTGCAATCCCGCCACCGCCACCGCCGTGATCGCCGTCATCGCCGATTACAGCCCGAACACGGTCCAAATCCTCGCCATCGTGGCGGCGGCGCTGTTCGCCGTGGCCGTGCTGTCCCAGGTGCTGACGCCCGTTGCTCGACTGGTGAAGTTCCTTGTTCCCGAGGACCTGCCCGGTCATCCGGTGGTCGTCGCTGCCGGACTGTGCGTGCTCGCGGTGGCGGTGATATTCCTGGTCTGATGGAGCCGCTCGCGACCAAGGCCGACTATGAGCTGTTAATCAGCCCGGTCAGCCCCGATGAGGAACCCCGGCTCGACTACCTGCTCATCGTCGGCAGCACGGTCGTCACCACAGTGGCACCGGGGCTGTACCCGTGGCTGGCGGGTGAGATGGACACCGTGCCCGTCCCCGAGCCCGCCGTCCTCGTCACGTGCCAGGTCACGTCGCGCCTGATGAACGATCCGGAGGGAGGCGCCGGCGCGGTCAGCATGGAGCGCGTCGGCCTGGCGATCACCCAATACACGACGGACTGGACGCTGGCGTCGGGCCTGTTGCCTGGCGGCTGGCAGATCATCCTCAAGCCGTGGCGCCCGCCCTCGATGGCGTCGATCAAGCTGCATGTGCCGCATCCCGCCGAGGGTCTCGGCGGCCTGCTCGAGTACCCGGTCATGTGGGAGATCGGGGCGTGACGAACGCTGCCACTCTGCTGCGCACGCCGGGGACGATCCGCTACTGGCAGCCGGGCCCCGAGACCTCGCCCGATCCCGGCGACGGCTGGGTCGAGGTCGACGTGATGTGCGCCGTCCAGATGCGGGGTCGCCAGGAGATCAGCGAATCGGGGCAGCTCTCGGTCACGAACTGGCTGGCGTTCCTCCCGCCGGGTATCGCGCCGCCCAAGTCGCCGGACGAGCTCATCGTCGGCGGCATCACGTATCAGTTCCGCGGCGACGCCTGGCTTGCCGGGGGCACGCGAGGCGGCAGCGATCACATCGAGGCCACGTTGGAAAGGGCCGAGTAATGGCGCAGGTAACTGAGATCGTCATTTTCCCCGACGCTGCCGTAAAGGTGACCGACACGCCCGAGTGCCGCTCGCTGATGGAGCGGGTGGCCCAGGAGGCTCTGAACGATGCCTACGCGTCGGCGCCGGTCTACACCGGGCGCTATCAGGACAGCCTGACCGCCGTTGCCAAGGACACCGACGACGGACAGCCGGGGGCGGCGCTTGGCTCGACCAGCTCGTTCTGGCACTTCGTCGAGTATGGGGCGATGAACACCCCGCCGTATCACACGCTGGGCGAAGCTGTAAGGGGCCACGTCAGTCGCTACGAAGAGATTGGGCCGGGCGGGTGATCGTCGCCCCGCCTGTCGTGCTGCCTGATGCCGAGGCGCTCATCATCGGCGTGCTGACCGGCTTGCCTGAACTGTCTGACCTGGGAGGCCGCATCTATTCGGTGGTGCCGAAGAACCGGGTGTTCCCGCTGGCCCGGGTGTTCCGCTACGGCGGCGATCCCATGTTCAGCGGCAGCCCGTACTGGCTCGACAGTCCGAGCCTCCAGGTCGACGTGTGGGCCGATGGGCGCTCCGAGGCACGCCGTCTCGGGGAGCAGCTCCGGGCCGCCTGCGCGCAGCAGATATGCGGCGTATGGACTGACGGCACCATCGTGTCGACGCTCGTCTCGGCGCTCGTCAACTCGGCGGACCCGGCGTTCTCCCCGAACCGGCCGCGCTATCGCTTCACCATGACGGCAGTGATTCACCCATTGAAAGCCGCCACTGATCTGATCGAAGATGGAGTGTCCGAGCGGTAGTCGCCGCCCGGGTCAAGGGACCGGGTCGTCCCCGGTCGGAAAGGAAGTCAGATGGCAGGAATGGATGCCTCTGAGTTGTACGTAGCCGGGACAGGTCACATCGCCACGGCGCCCGAGGACACGGTGATGCCGACGGGCGGCACTCTGGCCGATCCGTGGACTGACCACGGGTACGCCACCGAGGATGCCGTCGAGTTCACGTTCGGCAAAACCACCGACGAGTTGAAAGGTTGGCAGAGTTTCGACACGCTCCGGATGATTACGACCGAAGCGCCGAAGTCGGTGAAGTTCACGCTGATGCAGTCCAACGTCGAGAACCTGCTGCTCGCCCTCGGCGGCGGCACCTACGACGAGTTGACCGGCGACTACACCCCGGCTGACGCGTCCGTGCTCGACGTGCGGGCTCTGTTCATCGACGCCACGGACGGCGGAGACACGTGGCAGTTTTGGGCACCCCGGGTGCTGCTCTCCGACAACGTCGTTATCCCGTGGAAGAAGTCCGGCGTTGCCGAAATGCCGCTCACGTTCTCGGTCCAGGCTGCGTCGAGCGGCCCGGCGTTCAAGTTCGTGTTCCCGCTGAGCTGGGCGCCAGCAGGCAATGGCGCGCAAGGCTTTAGTACCGAAGCCGCCTGATGGCACAAGTCCTGGTGCTCACGCGCCGGGACGGCACAACCGAGACTGCACACGTCGGTTCGCCGTACCTGGCGGTCATGTTCGAGGAAGAGTTCCACCGCACACCCGATACCGCCAAGGACAGCGGGTGGATGGCGTTCTACGACATTCACGACCGCCCGCCCGTTGACCGGGACGAGATGATGGCGTGGCTCAAGCAGTTCGTCGCCAGCGACCTCGGGGAGTTGGAGGCAGAGGACCCTACGCAGGTGGCGCCGAACGGAGCGGAGCCGGTCACCTCCTCGCCGACCTGACAATGGCTACGGGCCTCGCCCCGGCTGAACTACTCGGCGGCGGGCGGGACTATTTCGACGCGCTGCTGACCGAAGTGCAGGAGCGGCGTCGGCTCGGCTGGGACACGCCCGAGATGTTGGCAAGCCTGGTCGAGATCAGCTTCGCCTCGTACCGTGCCCTGCTCGCTCTCGCCGGGGCGAAGCAGATACCCGATCAGCTCAACGTCGAGCGACCCTGGCAACAGAAGCAGCGCCGGCCGCGCATGAACTGGCGGGAGCTGCAACGATTCTTGAGCGGGCGCCGTGGCTGAGGGCACCCAGGTAGGCAAGGGCTACGTCGGCATTGGCGCCGACACCAAGGACCTGCAAAGCAGCCTGACCTCGCTGGGCTCGATGCTCGGCGGGAAGATGGGTCCGGTCGGCGCACTGCTCGGCGACAAGCTCGGCGGAGCGATGGGCAAGGGCGTCACCGACCAGCTCGGCGGGCCCAAGAGCGGAATCCTCCAACTGTCGGGGATGCTCAGCAAGGCGGGACCGTGGGGCATCGCAGCCGGGGCCGCGGTTGCCGCCGCAGCAGCTATCGGAGTCGGCCTCTACAAGTTGGGCGGCAGCTTCGAGGAGCAGTACCGCACCATCGCCCGCGCTACGGGTGCCACCGGCAAAGAGATGGAGAACCTCAAGACGGCGTTCAAGAACGTCGCCAAAACCACACCGGCCTCATTCGGCGAGATATCTCAGGCGATCATCGGCATCCAGCGCTACACCGGGCCGAGTGGGGCGGCACTAGAGCATCTCTCTACGCAGATTCTCACCCTGTCGCGCATCACCAAGACCGACGCCAAGGTCAACGTCGAGGCGTTCACGCACGCGATGGAAGCGTGGAAAATCCCGGTCAAGGATGCGGGCCCGGCGATGGACGCGTTGTACCGGGCTTCGCAGAAGTCGGGTGTCGGGTTCTCCCAACTTGCCGGGGACGTAACCAAGTTCACGCCGCAACTGAAAACGATGGGGTTCAGCTTCAACGATGGCGTGTCGGCCATTGCCCAGTGGAGCAAAGAGGGTCTCAACACCGGCAAGGTGATGATGGGCATGCAGATCGGTGCCGCCAACATCGTCAAGTCGCAGGGCAAGTCCAGTGCCGCCATGCAAAAGGCGAGCGAGGAAGTTGCCAAGTACGAGGGCGCGTTGGCGAAAGCCAAGCCCGGCTCGAAAGAGGCGGAGAACGCAGCGGCGAGTTTGGCGAAAGCCCAAGACAAGCTGACCGTGGCGTCGAGCGATGTGGCGAAGAAACAGGGCGTGGACATTCCGAACGCCATGAAAGACGCCATCAAGGGCATCAAGGACGCCAAGGACCCGACGGACGCTCTCAACCTCGCCATCGAGACGTTCGGCAAACGGGGTGCCGTGACGATGGTCGACGCCATCCGCTCGGGCAAGTTCAACTTCGACGAAATGTCAAAGTCCGTCAACGGATCGAACAACGCCATCAAGGACACCGCCAAACAGACCGCCACTCTGCAAGGCAGCTTCGGCAAACTCGGCAACAAGGCAAAGGTGGCGCTCGAACCCATCTCGACCGCCACGTTCAAGGGCGTCAACCGTGGGCTGATCGAAATGACGAACGGGCTGAGTGCAGCAATCGACTGGCTGCCGCACCTGGGCGACGCGTGGCGGGACGTTTACAGCTTCATCGACCAGTGGACTCGCCGCATCTACCAAATACTCACGCCGTTCCGTCAGCGTTACGGGCAAATGTGGACGCAGGTGGGCCGAATAATGATCGACGTGTGGCACGTCGTCGAGCCGATCTTCAAACTCTGGATCGACGGCTTCAAGTTCGTGTGGGACGTTCTGCACGGCGACTGGGGTGCGGCGGGCCGGGCACTCAAGGACATGGTCAAGGACATTGGTCGGGCGCTCGCCGGAATCCCGAAACTGTTGTTCGACCTCCTCACCAGCCCGTTCCGCGCCATCGGCCCGAACGTGTCCCGGGCACTCGACACGTTATGGAGCACCGTCGGAGCCATCCCCGGCAAGATCATCAACTTCTTGGCTTCGCTGCCCGGCGACATTTGGAACTTCTTCTCGGGTGTTTTCGGGACGGTGTGGGAAGCCGCCGAGGCAGGCATCGCAGCACTGTGGGGATGGGTGACCGGCATTTCGGGGCGGATCATCGGCGGTTGGGCGAACATCGCTGGCGATATCTGGTCCTCGATCACCGGATTCTTCGGCACGGTGTGGCAGGCCGCCGAGTCGGGGATCGCCGCGTTTTGGGGTTGGGTGAGCGGCATCGCCGGGCGTGTCGTGTCGGGCTGGGCGAACATCGGGTCGAGCGTGTGGTCCTCGATTAGCGGATTCTTCGGCAGGGTCGTCGGAGCCGCCGAATCGGGCATCAGCGGTTTTTGGGGCTGGGTGAGCGGCATCGCTGGTCGAGTGCTGAGCGGGCTGTCCAATGTGGCGGGTGCCGTGACTGGAGCGATCTCCAGCGCGTTCAGTGCCGTGCTGGGTGCAGCCGAGGGCGCTATCTCGGGGCTGTGGGGCTGGCTCAGTGGTCTCGGCGGCAAGATCAAGGGCTACTTCAACATTGACCTCGCCGGGGCGGGGCGGGCCATCATCGAGTCGTTGGTCGGTGGCATCACGGCAGTGGCGCACAAGGTCACCGACGCCGTGTCGAACGTCGTCAACAAGGCCAAGGCTCTGCTCCCCGGCTCGCCAGCGAAAGAGGGGCCGTTCAGCGGGCACGGTTACCCGCTCTATTCGGGCATCGCCATCGCCGAGAGCCTCGCTGCGGGTATCAGTAAGGGCACCCCCGCCGTGTCGATGGCACTCGGCAAGATGCTTGCGACTCCAATGAGCGTGCCGGGGCTGACCGGCGGAACTACCGCAGCAGGTGCCGGGGCGGCGGGGTACGGCGGGCCCGCCGTGGTGATCCAGAACGCCACGTTCAACGAGGGACTCGACGTGGAGGCGTTTATGAAGAAAGCGAGTTGGGTCGTGCAGACCCAGCGAATCTAATGCCGAGTACCCGGTCAGCATGGCTCGTCCTCGACGGCATGTCGACGCCGCTCGATGACGTGGAGCGGGGATGGGTCTGCACGGAGCTGGACCTTGGCTACCCCGACATTCGAGAGGTTACGAACAACGCGCCGATCCAGCATGGCATCGACGACGTGACGGCGTACTTTGGCGGGCGGGTGGTGACGGCGAGCATCACGGCGGTGCCGGATGGCACGCTGCCGCTCGACGACATCGTCTCGCTGTTCGGTCGCTACACGAACCCGGGTGCCCGGCCCGAGCTGCACTTCACTCGGCAGAGTGCGAGCTACGACGAGCGCATGCTGTTGCTGCGAGCGAGCGGCTGGTCGGCCCCGATGGGCGTGCCGTCCAAGCGGGAGTTTCAACTGAGCTGGGTGGCACCGGACGCGCTCATTCGCAACGCGATCATCAGTGTCTCGTCGGCGTGGGTCGGTGAGGACGATCAGGGTGGGCGTGTCTACGAACCGCCCGACCTCGCGGCCTATGGCGGTGTTGACCGGGATTACAGCACGGTCGTCGGCAGTCCCTCCGTGCCGGGTGCGCCGGTCAGCCGAGGCGACCTCCCCGTCTCGCCGCTCCTGCGCATCTATGGCCCGATTACGCAGCCGGTCGTGCGGCTCAGCGGTGTGGCACCGGATCGCACCCCGGTCCAGGCCCAGGTGGCGTTCGGCTCGACTCTCGTCATCGGTTCGGGCGAGTGGGTCGACGTGGACTGCAAAGCCCGCACGGCGAACCGCAACGGCGACCCGGCGCAGTCGGTGTTCTCCGAGATCGAGTTCGACGCGACGCAATGGCCGCTGATCTACCCGGTGCCGTGGACGAACGTGCTCGAACTGACCGGCAGCAGCGCGTCGCCGCACACGCTCGTCGAGGCCCGCTGGCAGGACGCGTTCCTGGCATGAGCATGACGAGCCACACCCGAGGCGGCGGCACTCCGGCTCCGCTGGCGCCCGGGCGTGGGCTGTGGCGGCTCACGCTGCATCACCGGGCGTTCGTGGCAGGCACGTCGCTCGACGACACGCTGATCGCCGAGATAGTGCGGGCGCGCACGCTGCGGGTCGAAAAGCAAGTCAACAAACCGGCGCAGTTGACGTTCACGCTCGATGGCCTGTCGCCGTCCGCCGGGCTGATTCACGAGCTCCAGACCGATGTGGTGGCGTGGCGCTGGGACGAGCAACAGGGCCGGGACGTGGCGGTCGTGCGGGGGATCGTGACGCAGAGCCAGGACACCATCTCCGAGCAGGTCGACACGGTGCAGTTCACGTGCCACGACTACCTGGCGATGCTGAACCGGCGACTGCTGCGGGAAAAGACCACCTACACGCAGCTCGATCAGGACGAGATCGCCGCCAACCTGATAAACGCCGGGCGCTATGTCACCGGGTTCGACCCGGGTTCCTACCTGCCAATCGTGCCGACGCTGGTGGACCCTGCCGGGGCTGACCGGGCTGCGGCGGGTGTGCTGCGCGACCGGGACTACGAGGCATCGCAGGACATTGCCGAAGCGCTCGACAACCTCGCCAACGTGCAGAACATGGAGACGGAGGGCCGTAACTTCAACTATGACGTGGCGCCGGATGGGCCCGAGGGCGATGACCTGCTCCGCATCTTCTACCCGTACCAGGGCACGTTGCGCACCGACCTCGTCCTCGAGTACGGCGGCAGCGTGCGCGCTCTTTCTCGCTCGATCAACAGCGGCAACTATGCCAACTTCGTGCGCGCCATCGGTGCCTCGTCGAACCCCGACGTGGTCGATTCGCCGCCGCTGTTCTCCGAAATCTCGAACCCCGATGCCAACGATGTGACTCGGGCGCCGGTCGGTCTATGGATGCAGGGCGACAACGCGTCGGACGTGAAACTCCAGAGCACACTCGACGAAAAAGCGGCAGGCGATTTGGCGCTAGCCGGTGTGCTTCTCCCGACGTACTCGGTCGAGCTGCGCTGGGGCTGGTATCGCTGGGGCCATCCCGAGATGGGCGATGTGGTGCGGCTCATCATCCGGGCCGGGCGCCTCAATGTGGCTACGGAGGTCGAAGTCGTGGCCTTTACCTACGAATACTCGACGGACGGCGAGGAGAACGTTTCACTCGGGCTCGGGCGGCCCGACGTGAACTTCGGTGATCTCTTGACGGCACAAGTCCGCGACGTGAACGCTCTGGCAAGGAGATGAAATGACCCGACACACGCAGCTCTGGATTCAGGCGGCCACCTACCCGGCCTCGCTGGATCGCCAGCTCATCGGTGCCGTGTGGCAGGGGGCAGCGAGTCGGGGTTGCCGCCTGAGCGCAGCGGGCGGGACGGTTGTCGCCATCGAACCCGGCATCGTCATCGTGCCGTCTGCCAACAACACCGGCTCGAGCATGTGCGTGAGCGATGCCGTCGAGAACCTCGATCTCGGCCTGGCACCCGCAGCCGGGCTCGTCCGCGTTGACCTCGTGATCTGCCGGCCGCGTGCCACGGACCTCGACGGCGGCGTGAACAACGACTGGATTTTCGACAAGGTGGTCGGTGCCGAGGTTCCCTCGAACCCCGTTATCCCAGCAGCTCCGGCGGGCACGGTGGCGCTGGGCTATGCCAATCGTCCCGGCGGGTCCGCAGCAATCGTCGCGGCAGACGTGGTCGACCGTCGTCCCGGTGGCGTTCCCGTCTCGGGCGGCATCCCGGTCGGCATGATGGGCCCGTTCCCCGGGCGAGGCACACTGCCGGTCGACTACCTGTGGTGCGACGGCAAGGCCGACTACAAGGCGACGGACTACCCGGACCTGTACCTCGTTCTCGGCAACGACTACGGCGGCGACTCGGCAGCGGGCACGTTCGCCGTGCCGGATTCCAAGGACCGCTACCTCGTCGGAGCCGGGGGCACTCTGTCGCCGCAGGCGGGCAGCCGGGGCGGGTCACGCATCATCACGACGAGCCAGATGCCGTCGCACGGGCACGGCGTCGGAGACCCGGGTCACGGGCACGGCATCGGGGACCCCGGTCACGCGCACGCCTCGAACCCGTCGAGTATCGGCGGCTACGGCTCGACGCAAGGCTTGAGTAACTATTCGGTGACGCAGCAGGCGCTCATGTCGACCGTGTTCGGTACGGGCGGCAGCGGCACCGGCATCTGGATCGGTGGCAGTGGGACGGGTGTGAGCGTCCAGGCCGCAGGTGGCGGGCAACCGTTCGATCCGTCGTTCCTCGGCGTTCGTTGGATCATCAAAGCGAGGTGAGCATGGCAACAACGATTCAAGCCATCCCGGCCCAAGTGAACCTCGACCTCTACCAAGGCGACGACTTCACCATGACGCTGACGGTGACGAACCCCGACGGCAGCGAGGCCGACCTGACCGACGCCATCATCGCGGCGCAGGTCCGCAAGACCCCGCCCGACGAGACCGTCATCGCCCGGTTCACCCCGGCGCACTCGGTCAACGTCATCACGCTCTGGCTCCCCGGTGCCGAGTCAGCGAAACTCGGAGCGACACAAGCGTGGGACTGCGACATGACCGACGCCGGAGGGCGGATCACGACGCTCGTGTACGGCACGCTCACGGCGAAGTCCGAGGTCACGCGTGGCGTCGGAGAGGTTGTGACTCCCGGTGGCTGATCGCAACGCCGACGTGATCTTGCCGCCGCAGTACGGCATTGATGTGTCTACGACTGGACAGCCCGGCCCGCCGGGTCCTCAAGGCCCGCCGGGTATTGCCGGTGTGCTTACGCAGATCATCACGACGAGTCAGACAGTGACCGCCCCGGAGTGGGCAACGATCCTCGAAGTAACGCTCTATGGCGGTGGCGCAGGAGGCGGCGGAGCGGGGTCTGCACTGACGACCGGAGGAGTGGCGAATCAAGCGGGCGGGAACGGCGGGTTCGCAGGCGGCGTCGGGCGACGTACATTCACAGGGCTGGACGGCTCCCCCGTTCCGGTCACTGTTGGAGCGGGCGGGGTTGGTGGCGTGGGCGGAGCACTCAACGGCAACCCCGGCCTGACAACGAGCGGCCCCGGGCGTTCGTCGGTCAATGTCAAAGGCGTCGTGTATCAGTCCCCGGCATTTCAGGCGGGCACTTCCTCACTCGGGGCGCCGTCCGGTGCGAACACGGGCGCCTCCACGAACGCGAGTATCCCGTGGTCAGGTGGCGCGCTGGGGGCTTCGTGGTCTGCTCCGCCGGGGACAGGTGGCGTCAATGGATACCCGGGAGGTCCTGCGATGGGGGACTTGCACGCTGGCGGCGGTGGAGGCAACGCGGCGAGCGCGACGAACGGCGGTGGTGGCGGTCGTGCTTCGACCCTCGGTGGACCGGGAGCTGGTGGTGCTGCCGCTGCGAGCACGACGGCGAACGGTTTGAACGGAGACACTGCTACGGATTACGGCTGCGGCGGAGGCGGAGGCGGAGGCGGCGCGCCGGGTGGTGTAGGTGGCAACGGGGGCAATGGCGCTCCTGGTGCTGCCATTCTCGTGTGGAGGGCGGCATGAACTACGCCGAGGTCGAGGACAACGTCATCATCAACGTGGTCATTTGCGACGATGGCGAGTACGCCGCCGAGATGGGCTGGTACGCGTTGGAGGGACTGGACCCGATGCCGTGGATCGGCTGGTCCTACGACGGCGGGACATGGTCGCCGCCGCCCGAGGCAGAGCCGCCTGATGGCTGACGAGCACGACGTAACGCCCGAGGAGTTCGCACCGCCGAACGTCGCCATCGATACAGCGGCGCCCATGAACGTCACGACCTCGACGACCGGCCCGCCTGGTCCGCAGGGGCCGCCGGGTCCGCCCGGTGCGGACGGTGAGCCTGGTGGCCCGCCCGGACCCGCAGGTCCGCCTGGCGCAGACTCGACGGTTCCTGGTCCGCCTGGCGTTCCCGGTCCCACTGGGCCCAAGGGCGACAAGGGCGACACCGGGACGACCGGCGCCACTGGACCGACCGGCCCTGTCTCAACGGTTCCCGGTCCCACGGGTCCCGCTGGCCCCAAGGGCGACACCGGCAGCACGGGTGCCGACTCGACCGTTCCCGGCCCCACGGGTCCCGCTGGCCCCAAGGGTGACACGGGTGACACCGGCGCGACGGGCGCTACGGGGCCCGCGTCGACCGTTCCGGGTCCGACAGGCCCGGCAGGACCCCAAGGCCCGCAGGGCGCCGCCTCGACGGTTCCTGGGCCGCCTGGAGCGACAGGAGCGACCGGGCCGCCCGGCCCAACGGGAGCGACGGGTGCCGACTCGACGGTGCCGGGTCCGGCAGGCCCAGCGGGGCCCAAGGGTGACAAGGGCGATACGGGTGCGACGGGGGCGGCTTCAACCGTTCCCGGCCCCACGGGTCCCGCTGGCGCTGCTGGCCCGACTGGGCCTCCCGGTGCTGACTCGACCGTTCCCGGCCCGCCCGGAGCGGCGGGGGCGGCTGGGCCCACGGGTCCAACTGGAGCGACGGGTCCGGCTGGACCCGCGGGTACGGCAGGCGCACCGGGCGCGGCCGGCCCTGCTGGCCCGGCGACCGCGGGCATGTACGTCGAGGTCGCAGATGCGCCGCCGAACGCGTCCGCTCCGAACATCGTGCCGCCGTCGGGCTTTCTGTGGGTCGACACCAGCGCGCCAGCACCGGCAGCACCTCTCGCTCCGCCAGCCATAGCTCGCATGAAAGCAACCGTGGACACCGGCGTCTCGCCCTCATTGTGGACCGGGATCAAACTCAGCCCGGACTATCTCCACAACGGCTTCGTTACCCAGGCGGACTATCCCTCGACCGGGCTCACTGCACTTGTTGTGCCGGTAACAGGTGTCTACAACATGAGCGCATCGGTCGGCTGGCAGATCGGCCAGGCCAATCCGTCAGTTCCCGCACAAGCCATGTTGCTCGATGTTCGAGTGAACGGTGCCGCCAATGGGGCTCGGCGATGGTGGAGTGCGGTGAACTGGGCCTCAGAGCATCAGATAAGTGGCAGCGACGACATTCTGTTGCAAGCAGGCGACCGTCTCAACGTCTGGGCGTGGCACAACTGCGCTCAAGTAATGGGCATGCGTGTCGGCGCCCCGGAACGGACGTACTTGTCCCTGCATCTTCTCCTGCAAGTTGATTCGTGACTGTCTGGGGCACCATCGCCAGCATCACGCCCGACAATGGCCCGGCTGACAGTGCGGTCAGCATCGAGATTCGTGGCGGCAGTTTTGGCGGGTGCGCGTTCCGAGCTGACATTCCCAATATCGGGTTCATCACCGGGCAGTTCACGGTCATGCACGACACCACATGGGCAACGATGTGGCTGCCCGCTTCTCCCGTTCCCGGTGGCGCCCTCGTCAACATCAGCGTCTACTCGACCGGACCCGGTGACACGATGGGCACCGCCGAGTTCACCTACACGAACCCACCGACAGGGGTGCCGCTCAAGTTCTGGGACGGTGCTGCCTACACCGAGCTCCACGGGCCGGTCGGGCAACCGGGACCACCGGGTCCGCCTGGACCCGCAGGAGTTGCTGGAGTATGGCCCGCTGATTCGATCATCACCGATCTTGATGTCATGCCCATCGGCATCAATCAGCCACCGGCGAACAAACGGAAGAAGCTCTACGTCGTCCACTACGTCGGCACCACTGACGGCGGGGCTGGGCTCTACGTCAATCTGCCGGGCCAAGGCATCGTGTTCGAGCATGCTTGGAACGTCATTGCTTGGCCGAGCGGGTCGAGCACCGACTACGACCTCGGCTGCACGGTCGCACCCGGTTACTCCAACATCAACACGCTTTGCCTGAAATGGTGGCGAGTATGGGGCAGTGAGTTGCCGAACAACATCGCCAGCGTCGATCTCTGGCTGATCGGAGCATGATGTCCCGGCTCAAGTATTGGAGCGAGGCCGGGACCTACGAAGAGGTAAGGACGGCGCCCGGCGCTCCGGGTCCGGCTGGGCCAACCGGGCCGCCGGGACCACCCGGACCCATGCCGACCGATGCTTTGCAGGTCATCATGGTCGGCACCTTGCTCATCGGCACCATGCCACCCGCAGGCACTCGCCTCAAACTGTGGTTCGGACGCTGGTTCGCAGGGACGGACGCCAACGCCAGCGCCGTAATGAACATGACCCCGGCTGGCTTTCAGTACGGCTACATCGCTTTCGCGATGGGCGGCGCCCCGGTCGATAACCACGGCAACAACATTCAAGCGACCTATGCATGGTCAGTACCCGCCGACCTGAACACCCTCCGAGCACGGATGAGCAAGAACACGCCGGGGAACCTCATCAGCGTCCCGAACGTGACCGTCAACTGGCTTTGCATCGGTGCCTGAAATGACGCTCATGTATTGGGACGAGACGCCTCCGCCCTCGACACCGCCAGTGCTCACGTCGGTTGACGTGTCGCAATATCACGCAGCAAACGGAGGCAACATCACGGCTATCGGAGATTGGGGCGCTACCGATGCCATCGAACTCATGGTTCACGGGCTCGCACCGTCTGCCGGTACGACCGTCTATGACGGCTGGTGCGTCGGTACTTATGCGGCAAATGCGTTAGCGCCAGGGACATATCAAGCATGGGTGACGCTCGATGTGTTCACTCCCTCTAACTCGCTCACTGTGACCCTCACCTGATGTACGTCCCCGCACCGGCCACTCCTGGACCGCCTGGAATCCCGGGTCCGATGGGGCCGACCGGCCCACCAGCGACGCCGCCCCAGGACGATGCCTACCCGGTCAACTTGGGATGGACGGTCGGCGGGCCGCCACCGGCGGGCACGAGGATGCGCCTCTACTCCCACTCGTTCGTCGTCACGGCGGACGTGTTCTCCTGCGTCTGGATGAACCTCCCGCGACCGTTCAGCTACGGGTACGTGGCGCTCGCCACGATGGGCGACATCACCCCGTCGTCGTGCATGGGCATCACCATCTTCACGGTCAACTGCAAGTTGAATCAGGTTGTTGGTCTCGTTTGGCGGGTGAATCCCACCACCGCTCCGCAGAACGTGGCGGTGCGAATCAACGTCATGGTGATCGGAGCGTGAAATGAAAGCAGTGCGACAGATTGCCCGCATCGAGGGGCAGACGAGCATCACCTACGAGATCATCGAGGCCACCAACGACGAGATGGTCGAGTTGTATCGCCACCCCGGCGCCGCTAACGAGTGGGTCGTCGCCAACGCCGAGATCATCGGCGAACGACTACTCGACTGAAAGGAAACCGATGAGCTATCAATCCCAGGCCCAACTCACCGCCGACGTTGAGTTCCAGCAGCGAACCCGGTCCTGCATGTTCGAGCAGGCGAGCACCTACATCAACAGCGGCGATCTTCGGGTCAAGGCGCTTGCTGACGCCATCCTCAAGAGCCGCCCCGACGTGACGCTGACCTTTCACAACATGGTCTGTGCCACGCCGGGATTCGCCGACAAGGTGGAGGACGAACTTGGAGAGGGCATCGAGCAGGCTCGCATCCTCGACCCCGAGATTCTGGCGTCCGTGCAGCAGCTTTGGGGAGTGGTTGCCGGGCTCTACTACAACGAAGATGGGACACCGATCACATGACCGACACTCAAACTCCATCGCCGGAGCCGATGCCGCCCCGGCCCTACGACGGCGACGACCCAAAGGTGAGACCATTCCAAGGGCGCGACCCGCAGGTGCGCCCGTATGACGAGCAAGAGCCAGAGGAGGAGCAGGAATGACTGACGAGCAGCAGGAGCAAGCCGAGCAGGCCGGTCAGGCGGAGCCGGGCCCGGCAGAGGAGCCGTCCGAGGAGCCCACCGACGCCCACGAAGAGGGCCGGTCGTTCCTCGACCCTGACGACCCCAATCGGGCCGAGGCCGAGCGCGAGACCAAGGACCCGGAGAACGGTGGCGCTTAACCGCGTCTGGATCGGGTCACCCAACTACTCGAGCCGGGGCGGCGGCGTTCGCCTCGTCGTCGTCCACACGGCGGAGGGCGCTCTGACGTTCCAGTCTCTCGGCAACTTTTTCGCCAACCCGTCGAGCGGGGTGTCGAGCCACACCGGCATCGACGATACGCCGGGCACCATCGGCGAATACGTGCGGCGGGAGAACAAAGCCTGGACGCAGGGCAACGCCAACCCGTACTCGGTCGCCACTGAACTCTGTGCCTTTGCGGGCTGGTCCCCGGCGGAGTGGGATGCCCACCCCGTCATGCTGGAGAACTGCGGCAAGTGGATCGCTGAGGAGTGCGCGCACTTCAAAATCCCGCTGCGTCGTCTCTCCGCCGCCGAGGCGCAGAGCGGCAACGCTGGCGTATGTGGGCATAACGAGTTGGGAGCCGCCGGGGGCGGGCACTGGGACCCAGGCCCGTCGTTCCCTTGGGACCGGGTACTGGCAATCGCAGGCGGTGGGAGTGCAGCTCCGCCGCCCCAAGACGAGGAGGGCAACATGATCGTTTCAACGCCCGGCGGCAAGGGCTATTGGACAACGACCCGGGACGGAGCCGTGTACGCGTTCGGCGACGCGCAGTTCAAGGGCGGCGCCAACACGGGCCATTTGCCAAAGGGCCGGCGCATCGTAGGGATCGCCGCCTCCAACAATGACGGCTATTGGCTGCTGTCCGACGCGGGCGATCTCTACGCCTACGGGTCGGCGCAGTTCTACGGCAAGCCTGACCGCGTCTAGCGCCGCCGATGCCGTGGCGCATCCGTAAGCAGATCACGCTGATCCTGCTGGGTGCGGCGGTGATGGCGCTGGCGGTTGTCGTGTTCGTCCTGAACCGCGACACGTCGAGCGACATTCTGGCGGTTGTCGCACTGCTGGGCGGACTGGCAATCCTCGTCAACTCACTGCCGACCAACGGAGAGAAGAAAGAGTGAAGATCGAATGGCGCGCCGTCATCGCTTTGATCCTGGCGCTGGGGGCAGCGATCACTTTGGTCGTGCTCGCGCTGTCCGAACTCGATCATGGGACTGCCGGGCACATCAGCGAGGCGGAGTCGACGCTGCTGGCGACGGCGCTGGGCGCGGTTGTCGGAGCGGTGGCGACGTACATGGGCTCGACGCGTGAGGGGCCCGTCGAACCGGGGGCCACGCAGCTCGTCAACCGTTACCCCGCCGAGTCCACCTTGAGGGCACCGCAGAGCGTGCCGCTCTACGACCAAGACCAAGACGCCACCGCCGAGTTCCCCGCCGCGGGCGAGGAACCCACGCTGCCCTAGCCGGGGCTGACCGGCCTCACCCGGCGTCCTCGGGCCACACAACCCTGAACCCGGGGTCCGGCTTGTGCAGCTCGGGGCACTCGACGGCCCAGTCGTAGGGGCGCCGCTTATGGTCTCGCCATCTTCGCAATAGCCGTTTCATGCCGTCAGACTAGCCGCTCGAACGTCTCGAGGTCGGAGGGTGCTAGACGTCTAGCACTGTCACTAGCCGGCGCGGTATGTCAGTGGTCGTCAACAGGTTATCCACGCGTTGTCCACAGGTTCTCCCCCGGTTTCGCTGCCGGTTGCAAAGTCACTTGCCAACTAGCAGCGACGGTGCCATGATCGCGCTATGACTACTGCATTTTTGACGGCGAGCGTCGGGGAGAGGATTCGTGAGGGCCGCCAGGCCCGGGGCTTGACGCAGGCAGAGCTGGCAGTTCTGATCGGCGTGAACCACGTGGCGGTGAGCCGCTGGGAACGGGGCACCCACTTCCCCCGCTGGGACATGCGGACCAAACTCGCCAAGGTTCTGAGCCGAGAGGGCTTCCGCTACCACTCCAGCGACTTCGCCGCGTGACCGCTACGGCGGCACCCCCGGGCATCAGCATCGACGTTCGAGGTCTGCCCCGCCCGCAGGGCTCGATGCGCGTTATCCCGAACCGCAACGGCAAGGGGTACGGCGTCAAGTACCCCGCTGGCGTCTATCAGTGGCGGGGTCAGGTCCAACAAGCCGTTGCTGACGCCGTGATCGAACAGATGATCGGCCCGATTGAACTGCGGCTGGGCTTCGATCTCCCTCGACCGGGTGCCCACTACGGCACCGGGCGCAATGCGGGCGTGGTCAAGGCAAGCGCTCCGACACACCCGTCTGTTATGCCGGACCTCGACAAGTTAGTGCGCTGCGTGTGCGATGCGATCACCGACGCCGGGCTGTGGCGGGACGATGCACAGGTGGTGTCGATCATCGCTGCCAAGCGCTACACGAACGCCAACCCTGGCGTGCTTATCCAAGTGACGGAGGTCCAATGACGAGTGTGCCCGACGAGATGGCGGCGTTACGCCGTGTCATCCGTGAAGCGCACGAGGCGCTCACCGATCTGCGGGCCGAACGGCGCGAGCTGGAAGCCAGCCTCAAAGCGATCAAACGCGAGATCATCGAGGGCCGGGACGAGCTGATCGCCAACTACGTCAAGGCGGGTCTTGACCGCTACGAAGAGAACCTTAGACGTGCCATCGACGACAGCACGGCGGCGGTGCAAAAGCGCTTTGACACGCTCGCCGACATTCTCATGGGCGTCGACCGCAAGCAACGTGACCGTGGCGCCACGTCGCTCGAAGAAATGATCCGTGGCGTCATCGAACAGGAGGCAACATGACCACCATCCCGCTCAACCAGCTAGCCCGGCCTGAGCCCCGGCGCGATCAGTGGGGCCGCTACAAGGTCGTGCCACCGGGCGGAGGCAAGCCGCAGGGCTACACGAGGGTCACGACGGTGGCGAAGTCGCTCGACACGGGCGGCGGACTGGCGAACTGGAAAGGGGCGATGACCGCCATCGGCATCATCAAGAGCCGGGCGCTCCGAGCGCGTTGGGAAGCGCTGCTCGCCGAGTCCGGCGGTGACCCGTGGTACGGGGGTGACGAGCACAAGGCGGCGTGCAAGACGCTGGTGACCGAGAGCGCAACCGCGGGCGGCGCCGACGACCGGCGTGAGACCGGATCAGCGCTCCACTCGATCAGCGCCATCTTCGACGGCGGCGGGGTGCCCGAGCACCTGACCGACGAGACGCGGCGTGACCTGGCGGCGTACAAGGCCGGTCTCGACAATGCCCACGTGACCATCGACCCGGCCTACATCGAGACGACGGTGATCCTCGACAAGCACAAGGTCGCGGGGACGTTCGACCGGCTTGCCCATGTGCCGGGGTACGACCTGCCGCTGATCGCGGACCTCAAGACCGGGGCGAGCCTCGACTACTCCTGGCAGCCCATCGCCGTGCAGCTCGCCGCCTATGCCCGGGCCGATCACGTCTACGTGCAGGGTGCCGATCCAGACGGGTCCGAGGATCAGCGCTTGCCCATGCCCGCCGTCGAGCAGCACGTGGGCCTGATCCTGTGGCTCAACGCCGGGAGCGGCATGCTCGACCTGTTCCTGGTTGACCTCGACGCCGGGTGGCGGGCGTTCGACGTGAGTCTGTGGGCGCGGGGATGGCGGCAGTCCCAGCCGTTCAAGCCGCTGAGCGTGCTCGAAACGCAGTTGGCGGCGTCGCTGGATGCCCGTCAGCAGCCGCCAGAAGCCCCGGAGAGCCCGGCAGAGCCTCCCGGGGCTGACCGGCCTGAGCCGCCGTATGAGGCGCTCCAGCAGGCCGAGGCGTGGCTGTGGGTCGAACTCCTGGCCTGGCTCCAAAAGCGGATCGACACCATCGGGCAGCATCCACGCGCCCGCATGGACCTCGTTGCCCGCTGGCCCGCCAACACGCCACCGCCGCGTGACGGGCTGAGCGAGGAGCAGTTCGGCGTCGTCGCGGCCCTCGTCGAGCAGGTCGAGGGACGGCACAAGATGGCGTTCCCCGATCCCGAGCCGCAGATGCCGCAGACCGAGGACGCCCGGGTCCTCCGCCTCTTCCCCACCAACAACAACCAACAGACAGGAGACAGCGCATGAGCAGCGACAGCATCAGCATCGAGGAACTCGGCGGCGGGAACTCCCCGGCAGCCAAGTTCGAGAAGATCGGCGACACGATCAGTGGCACGATCACCGGGTTCAAACAACAGCAGCAGACCGATGCCACGACCGGCAAGCCGCGGTTCTTCGACAGCGGCGATCCCATGAACCTGTGGATCATCAACGTCGAGGTCGAGAGCGGCGAGACGATGAGCCTGTGGGCCAAGCGTGGGCCGAACTTCAAGGTCGCCAGCGGCAAGGGCCAAGCCATGCTCGACGCCATCGTGTCGGCGTGCAAGGAAGCCGGGGCGAAGAACTTCGAGGTCGGAGGCAGGCTGGCGGTGGCGCTGACCGGCATGGGCGAACAGCGTGGCGGGCTCAACGCTCCGAAGCTCTACACGGCGCAGTACGCAGCGCCGGTGCCCAAGGCCGAGAGCGTGCCGCTGGACCTCTTCTCCCAGCAGCAATAGCCGCGCCGCCAGCAGCACGGCCCCCCGCGGTGTGGCGGGGGGCCGTTGCTGTCCTGGCTGTGAACCCGGAGAGGAGGATGCTATGTCCGACCTCGGCGCCGCACAGGCCGCCGACGCACTGCACCAACATCTACTCGATCTCGCTCACGAGATCATCGACGCCGGATTCGACGTGCTCATCGCGTGGGCCTGGGCCCGTCCTAGCGGCGGCATCGGCAAGAGCCCGGCGTTCTATCACGGGCACCTGGACGCCCATCACGACAAAGCGCTGATCGCTGAGCAGCTCTCGGTGCCGCCGCACCGACCCGCCGGCACACCCGACACGGCACAGATCGTCGTGGCGTTCGTGCCCGGGTCCGGCGGGCACGGGGTGTTCGACTTCGACGTGAAAGACGGCAAGCCCGGCGCTGCGACCTACGAGCTCCTCGCCCGGGAGCACACGTGGCGCCCCAC